CTACGCGGACACCACCGTCTCCAGCGCGCTCCACGCGAACACGCCAGGCCCGTTGCCGTTCGTCGGACGGACACCGTACACCACGCCGACGCCAACGTCGGCCTGCTGGAACTGGTAGATGCGCGAGGTGGAGAGCAGTTGCCCGGTGGGGCCGCCGCGGCGCCACTCGACATCGTAGGTCTCGCTGCCGTTACCCTTGGTCTTGCCGAGATTGCCAGTGGCCCAGCCGCCAACCACCGCCGCCGGGCGCGTCTGCAACTTCATCGCGCCTTGGTTGGTGTGGTAGATGCGAGGCTCCGCCGCGATGACCGGGACACCAGTGTAAGCGGTGAAAGCCGGGCGCGTGATGTTCTTGGTTGCCCAGCCGAGGCGTCCGAGTTCCAGTCGCGGGATGGCCGGCGCCACCACCGCATCGCCGGTGATCGTGGGGCCGCCAAGCATACCCGCGGCATTGCTCGCGTCGGTGAACCCCAGCGGTCCATCAGGCTCCACGCCGGGCGTGTCGGGATACCCGGTGTTGGCGAGCGTGTTGCGACCGCCGCGGACACGCGACGCTGCCACGTCGGGCCGGCGGATGACGGTGATGCCGAGCGTGCCTGATCCCGCTCGACCCGCGATGGGATGCGTGCCCACCTCGTTGTCGCGGACCTCGATGTCCTCGCCGTCCATGAACACGGCCCGGTTATCGGTGCAGCGGATTTTGTTACCCGCCACCAGCATCCGGCGCACCTTGAAGCCGTCGCTACTGTAATTGCCGAAGGAGACGATGCCTGCCCCCTGCATCCACACATCGTTGTCGAGGACCGCCACGTCCTCCGTGACGATGTTGCTCTGATCGTAGTTGCGGATTTGGAACAGGTCGCTGTGATCGGCGTCGGCCCAGCCGATCGGCCCGGCGTCGGTCGCGTTATCGGAGTTGGCATCATCGACCGGCTGACGCCCGTCGTTGAACCAGCGCAGCTTGCGGCTCTTGATGGTCGTGTCTCGCCCGTAGTTGCGGGCCAGCGTGAACCGGCGGCACCGGACGATCTGACAACTGTCCACTCGCGTCCATTCGAGCAGGCAGTCCGTGATTTCGAAGTCGGTGCAGTTGTCGGCGACGAAGTGCTTGTTGCTCTGGCCCAGCACCATCCCCCGGATGGCGAAATGCGACGCCCCGGACTCCGCCTCGACCGCGTAGGTCGCCGTGGCCGCGTTGCCGATGACGTCGTCCGCCGACGCGCGCCCGTAAATCAGTTCGAGGTTGTGGCGGCCGGGCTTCAGGATGATCCGCATCGTCTGCTGCGGATGGAACTCGATCGAAACACCCGCCCGGCCCTTCTGGAGCGCGAAGGTGAGCGTGCGGTTGATCGTCGTCACATCGGGGTCAACCGCCGTTTGGCGGATAACCGTGCCTCCGGTCGCCACGATGTAAGCCGCTCGTAGCTGCGCGAGCGTAGTGACAGTGATGACCTTGCGGTTGCCTTGCGTGGTGAAGCCCTGTGCCATTATGCCACCGCCTTCTTGAAGATCGCCCCAAAGTTGATGTGCGGAGTGCCCGCAGTGTAGCCGCTCAAATACACGACGTTGGTGGTCGGCGTGAACTCGATGTACGTGCCCGCCATCTTCGCATCAGCGAAGGTGTTGTCGGACGCCGCGGTCCCGAGCCACTGTTCCGGCGTAATCACGTTGCCCGCGGCGTCGCGCACCTGTTGGGCGGTCTGCGCGGACCCCGGCGCGGGCACGTTCGGGAAGATCGGGCCGTTGTTGGCCCCATCGCGCAGGCCGTAGTGCGTGACGACCGCCGAACTGCTGACGCGCGTGCCGATATACAGCTTGTACGGTACGCCGATTTCGGGAACTTCGATCGCGCACCAGAAGCTTGACGGCTGGACGTTGCCGCCCCAGCGGCCACGGAGGCGGTCGCTCTGCGGCGTGTTGACGGGGCGGATGACCGCCGCCGCGATGTTGCCGCCGCCCACGCCCCAGCGCAGGCCCTCCATGCCGGGATTGGTGTTGACGGGGCCGGTCGTCGGTGCGGCCCGGTCTGGAACGTACAGGTACTCCGCACCGAGCGCGACGTTGTCTTGGGCAACAATCTCCTCGATGCTGAAGGGGCTGTCGCTGACGATCCCGCCCACCGTGTTGAACGCGAACGCGAGGACCAGCACGTCGCCCGCCGGGCCGATCGGGCCGAAGCTGGCGCTGACCGCCTCCGTGGTGCCATTGGCGTTGGTAGCCCGCACGCGCAGCCGCAGCGTGTTGCCCACCTGATCGGGGATCGAGCCGCTGTCCTGCGGCGCGCCCCACGGGATCAGCACAACCGGCGTCGCCTCCACCGTCTCCAGCCGCATCTCGAAGCTGTCGACCGGGTAGTCAGGGTTCCAGCGACCGAGCGAGAACCGCCAGTTCTGCCCACCTTCTGGAACGCCGATGATTTCCGGCTCCGATGCACCCGACGAGGACGTCGCCGTGGCGAGTTGCGGCGCACTCCCCTCCGCCACGTCCGTCACGGCGACGGTGTGCGCGAAGTCCGTGAAGTTTCCGGCAGCGTCGGTCGCGCGCAGGCGGGCGACATAGGTGTTGTTCGCACCATCGTCGGTCGGCGCTTCGAAGTTCTTCGCCGGCAGCGACAGGGTCGCTCCGCTCAGGCTGAACTGCGCCGTGTCGTCGCCGCTACGGAGCGACCAGCTGACCGGCTCGTTGGCAGTCAGCGTGGTGCTGTACGCCTGGTTCTCCGGCGTCGTGCCGCTCGGACTTGACGTGACGGTCGGCGCAGTGGTGTCGGCCGGCGTAGGCGACGTCACCCGCAGCGAGGTGACCTGCATACCCGTCGTCTGCGAGATCCCCGCCAAGCTGTAGCGGAGACCGACCCGGCCTTTGGTGTTGAGCGCCGCCTGATTGTCGGTGAATTGCGCCACCTGCACATCGTTGATGAACAGGCGGATGACCCCGCCCACGCCGGCATCCTCAACGCGCACCGTGTAGTTGGCACCGACGGTGTTCGGGATGTCGGCTGTGCTTATAGCTGCGTTGTTAGTCGTGCCGTTGATGGTGTAGCCGATCACCCACTTGTTGGTGCTGGGGTTCACCTTCCCGGCGTAGTAGTAGGTGGTGTCGCTCTGGATGCGGAAGCGAACCAGCGTGTTCTGCGCCAGCGCGCTGACGGCGACCATCTCGGCGACGATCGTCTGCACCACATCCGTGGGAACGTAGCTGCTGAGCAGGTTGCAGGCCACCGCGTTCGGGATCACGCGTCCATTGCGGATCGTTGCGTCGTTGCCGTTCGTGGTGGACCAGGTATGGCCGCTCTCGCCCGTGTGCGCCGAGAGCGCTACGCCATCGCTGTCGGTGAAGGTGTCGTTCAACCCTCCGGTGACCGCCCCGGCCGTCGGCACTGCCGAGACTTCTCCCGACAGCGTCGTACCGGCGGTGTTGGTGGCACCCGCCCGATAGTAATAGGTCGTGCCGTTCGTCAGGCCGCTGTCGACGTAGGGGTAGGTCGGATTGGCGGCGACCAGATTGCCCGAGCTGGGCGTAAAACCCTGCGTGGTGCTGCGGTAGAGAGGACGCGCACTGATCGTCGCGCCGCCGTTCGAGGCGCCGTCCGTGAAAGAGATCGTGTTCTGCGTATTACCCGGAGCCGCCGAGATCGTTGGCGCATCCGGTGCCACCGGCGAACCGCTGCCTCCCGGCGCCGCTATCTGGACTGGCGTGTGCGTCGGCTGGAGGTGGCGACCGTTGGCAAACCCTTCGGGGTTGCGGTTGTCGTAGACCATGCTCGACTGCGCGGTCGTGCCCGACGGATCGGGATGACGCAGCGCATAGACGTCGAGCGCGGCGGCATTGCCAGGGTCCGCAGCGAGGTTGAGCGTGATGCTGTTGGCCGACACGACAACCGGGTCGGTCGAGGCCAGCGCGAGCGCGCTGGTCAGCGTGCCCGCCGTGTAGACCGCGAAGCGCCCACCCGGATTGCCGCTGCGGACCAGCGCCGTCGCACCGGAGACGTGCTGCACCGGCATCGTGATGACGGTTCCCGAACGCGTGCCGCCCGTGATGGTCGGCCCGACATCGCTAGTCGTCATCGCCCGGTATAGGTGCCGCGCCAGCGTGACGCCGCCCGCCTGGTCCTGATGGACGTCGTCGAGCAGGGTGATGTCGTGCGGCTCCAGATAGATGCCGCCGTTCTCCGCCGCCCACTCCTTGCCGGCCACGCGCAGCGCGGTGACCTGTGCCGCCGTGCCGTCACCGCCCGCGAGACGCGTGCCGGCGACCGCGATGTACTTGCGGAAATTGGAGCCGCGCAGCAGGTTCCGATTCACCAGCTCGTTGAAGACGTTGGTCAGCCCAGTCTTGTAGGCCGCGCCGGTCGTGCCCGCGCCGGCATCCGTGCCGCCGAGGTAGCTCCACCACTCCTCGAAACCGCCCTCCTCTGCGAGGATCGGCAGGAGGTTGTTGAAGTGGGTGTTGCCCGGCTGCCAGCCGTTGATCGTCGACCCGCCGACCGAGTGGCCGATGACGCTCCAGTTGCAGCCCTCCGCCTCGATCTTGAGCCGCAGGAACTCAGCCACCGCTGTCGCGTCGTAGTTGCTGCCGTCGGCTGGGACCGCCCATGCCGGGGACGTCACCGTGCGGGTGTCGGCATAGGTGGCGTAGACGGTGCCATACGGGCTGACCGTGATGCCGTTGCTGGCCAAGGTGCCGCTCGCACCCGACGTGCGACCGATGGAGCGCGACATCTGCGACTGACCGGTCCACAGGCTGGCGCCGCCCATGCCGACGCGCGTCGTGCCGAGAGTCCACGGGCCGTTGGCCGTGGGGGCGAGATCGACGAAGAACCAACCGAGCCGCACGTCCGCCGGAACCTGCAGGCTCTGCGCGCCGGCATTCGCGTTGGTGACGAGGGCCGCGGCCTGAAGGATGCTGTCGTCGGCCTGCGAGCGGATGCGACGGAAGATGGGGCCGGCGGTCGTGACGTTGACCTGCACGGGGATCGTACCCGAACCCTTGCCCTGACCGCCGCCGGTGCTCGACGTGCGCTGGTAGTTGCGGTTCACCTTCGGCAGCTGGGTCATCGTGAACTCGGCCACGGCCGACACGCGGGCGAGAACGCTTGGCGCGGTGACGCCCAGCCCGAAGCCAAGTCGCATAGGTCGTTCTCCGAGAAAGGTGTCAGCGGGGCCAAGCGTCGAGCAGCAGACGCCGCTTCGCTTCGCAGGCCGCGAGGTCGAGGCGGCCGGACCGGATCGCGTCTTCGGCGTCCGCTGCCGTGGCGCTACCGTCCGCCTGGCGCGGCACGCGCGTCGGCTGGCAGGGCGCCGTCGCCGCGGCCGGCGGGGTCGGGATCGTCGGCAAGCTCGGCATCGAGCGCGTCGATCCCGCGCACGCGGTCAGCGCCAAGGCACACTGCCCGGCCAGCAGGGGTCGCAGCATATTCCCTCACGGTGTTGGTGGATCGCAGGATGATCGGCTCGCGTGCGGCGAGCCGGTCGGCGTAGGTCAGCGCTGCGGCGGTCTGACGATCGGCGTACCGCTTCTCGGCCGCGAGGCGCTCGCGATCGGCCCGGTCGATCTCGGCCGTCATCGCGGCGCGCTCGTTACGGAGCGTGCGTCGCGCATCGTCGCGCTGGGCGCGGGTAATGAAGAGGAGAGCGGTCAGCGCGACGATCGGGACCGCCCACCAGAAGCGGCGTAGCAGCGCGAGCGCGGCCGTCATCTCGGCCACTCCGGCAGATCAACCGTCTGCCCGGCGAGCGAGTGCGTGCAGTCCGAAAGGAACTGGATGCGCCCGTCCGTGACGAACGAGTGGCAAATCCCGCAGGTGAAGTGTGCAGGCTCCTTCCCGCGCTCGACCTGGTCGCGATTGTAGTCGCACCAGCAACGCTTCCCCTCTTCGCCGGGCACATGGTGTCCAGATCGGATCAGCACGGAGGGCGTGAACGTCGGTCGGACAGGATCGCCGTTATAGCCCCACGCCGCTCCGTGACCCTCCGGCCCGACACGAAGAGGATGGCTGCTGTCACAGCCTGGGCACCAGAAGGCGACCATGCCGGGACCGTAGTCGGCCAGGATGGGCGACAGGAGCCGCGTCATGCCACCTGTCCGTTCGTGAAGCGCTTCAGGTTCGCGAAGTCGCTGCGATAGAGCGCGGCTTCCGCTGCCCGGCGCCGAACGAGGCCGCCGAGGACTTGGCCGCCGGCCCTCACCCACCCACCGAACGCGCCCGACGTCGGCTCGTGGCCGCTCTTGCCGCCAGCGCCGAGGAAGTCGCCAGCCTTGTGGCGCTTCAGCACTTCGGACTGGCGAAACCCCTTTGCTCGACCGGGCACCCACACTCGCGGTCCCATGCCGATATTGTAGGCGAGAGCGACCATGGCACCGAACTGCGCGGCCGACGCGATCGCCGCCCCAAGGGCCGCCCGGACCGGCGCGGCGAAGTCGCGCTCCAGCAGCTCGGCGAACATCGCGTCGGCCTGCGCCTGGGTGATCTGATCGCCCAGCTTCACCTTTCGGCCATCGGGATAATAGGTCATCCCCCAGCCGATCGTTGGCTTGCGCGCCGGGCAGAGATACGCCTTTAGCCGGCAGGTCTCGAAGTGGTGCATGAGGGCAAGCGCCTTCGGCCCCACTTTCAGGGTTGCGTTCATCGGTGATGTCCCTTGCTGTGGCGGCTCAGCCGCCGGTGGTCTCGCCCAGGAAGCGATCGACGTGCTTCTTCGCGATGCGGATCAGGCCGGCGCCGATCGCGCCCAGTCCCGTGCCAAACAGCAGCGCGGTCAGCGGCTGCGGCCGTGCCGTGACGATGATGCCGGCGGTGAACATGAGGGTTAGCGCGCTTACCGGGATATCGAGCATCCAGCGGTTCGCGCCGGCGCTGTGCTGCACGACGTAGAAGCGCACTGCCAGGCAGGCGCACAGCGCCGCGATCATGCTGCCCGCCTCGAAGGGATAGCCGAGCAGGTGCCACACCACAGGACCGGTCACGCGCGTTCCCCTGTCGACTTCGGCCGCAGCCACCACCACCGGTGCCGCAGCGGTCAGGATGGCTGCCCCCAGCCGGATCATCGCGTCACCGTCACGCCGACCGCCGCGACGAAGCACAGCCCCGCAACGGCCATCATCCGCCGGACCATCGGCCACTGCTCCCAGATATCGAGCGTCAGCGGCTCCTGTCGCAGCTGCTGCAACATGCCGGGAAGCGAGAGGACGAAGACGATCAGGCCGGACACGCCGAAGGCGATCGCGATTGGATCGATCAGGCGCTGGACGAAGAGGAACACGCCGGTCTTCTCCGCCTGCTCCGGATCCCAGCCCCACAGCACCAGCGCGCCGGCGCCGCAGCGCAGGGTGATACCCGTAGCGAACAGCAGGCCCGTGACCCGCCACACGCGCGCGGGCGAGATGCCGGGGGCGTCGCGGTGCCGATGCCGCCGCCAGTCGCTCAGCAGCTTGTAGATCACCATCGCGCCGACCAGGAACGCCGCGGTCTGCGCCCACAGGTTGAGCGCGATCAGCCATTCCACGCCGTTGAAGGCCGCCGGCGCCGTGGGGCTGGGGCTGTTCGCGACGGCCCGCGCCGCGAGCGTGGCCTCGTCCACGTCAGCCGACCGGCTGCGTCAGGTAGATCGCGATGATCGTCGGCTCGCCGGCCGCGTCGCCGCTGACGCTCATCTGCGAGATTGCCTTGCCGGGCGCCATGAGGGCGACGAGCGCCTCCGCGGCGATCTGCTTCTCGGTCTTCTCGGGCGCGTCCGCGCCGGCGTTGGTCGTCGCCATGTTCGTTCTCCGTTGCTGAGGGGACGTGTGACGGCGGAGGCCGTCAGGAGTAGCGAAGGTAGGAGCGCGACGGATCGCCGCCGCCCGGCGCGTTGGTGACCACCCGGACGTCGAAGAGGCGGGCAGCCCCATTGTTCGTGTAGGTGCCGTCCACCGCGACCGTGTAAGGCTCGGATGGCCCGAAATCCTCGGTGTCGGATGCCACCACCACCCAAGCTCCAGAACCTGCGGGCGCAATCTGGATCTGGATCGTTGCCGTTCCGCCATTCACGGTGCCGTTCGATCGGACGCGAGCGCTGAGCGAGACGGCCTGCCCGACAGCGAGGAGAACCTGCTCGCCGTTGCTGGTGCCCGTGCCGATCTGCACCGGCTTCGGCGCCGTGACGCCCGAAGGACCCTGCGGACCGGGTGCACCCGGCGCGCCAGGGGTGCCGGGTGCGCCCGGTGCACCCGGATCACCAGGCGCGCCGGGGCTGCCAGGGCTGCCGGGGCTGCCCGGCGCACCGTCCGCGCCCTTGATCAGCGACCAGGTGTAGTCACCGTAGAAGGGGCTGTCGGCCAGCACATAGTCGGTGCGGACCCCGATGTAGGTCCGGCCGGTCGGATCATCGACGCTGAAGTTGACCGATCCGTCCGCGCTGCTCGCATATGCGACGTGCACGTAGGTCGTCTGCCCGTTCGCTCCCGGCGGACCCTGGATGCCGTTGGCGCCGTTCGCGCCCCGCAGCAGGGACCAGGTGTACGAGGCCGGATTGCCGCTGTCGGCTTCGACGAAGTCGACGTAGACGCCGACGTAGTAGCGCCCCTCTGCCGCACCCGTGGTGAAGTTGACCGATCCGTCCGCGCTGTCGGCGTAGGCGAAATGGACGTAGCTTGTGGCGCCGCTGGCCCCAGGAGCGCCCGGCGCGCCCGGCGTTCCGTTCGTGCCGGGCAATCCTTGCGGGCCTTGCGCGCCCGGCACGCCATCGGCGCCCTTGATCAGCGACCAGGTGTACGCCGCGGGATCATTGCTGTCGGCCAGCGTCTGGTCGGAATAGACACCGATGTACGTCCGTCCGGTCGGGTCGGAGACGTGGAAGTCTGCCTGCCCATTCGCGCTGTTCGCATACGCAATGTGGACGTAGCTCGGCAGGCCGTTGGCCCCGGGTGGCCCCGGGATGCCGTTCGCGCCGTTGGCGCCGCGCTGAAGCGACCAGGTGTACGCCGCGGGATCATCGCTGTCGGCCGGGCTGAAGTCGACGTAGACGCCGACATAGAAGCGCCCGCCGGCGTCGCCTGTGGTGAAATCGACCGAGCCATCCGCCGCGTTGGCATAGGCGAAATGCACGTAGCTCGTCTGACCGTTGGCACCCGGAGGACCGGGCACGCCCTGCTCACCTGCCACCGACACGATCGCCGTGGTGACCGGCCCGATGACACGCCTGTCTCCGGAGATCCCCTGCTTCGTGTAGCTGACCGCTACCTCGTAAGCGGTCCCTGCACGTAGTCCGGTGATCTCTCGGTAGGTCGCAGTCGCCGCGTCACTGCCCGCTGCCGTCCACAGCTGCCCGCTGTCGAAGACCCGATACTCAAAGACGATGCCGTCGACGTTAGCCGCCGCGGCGCCGGTGATCGCCAACGTGGGCGTGACGAGCTGCGCCGTTGCCGGCAGCGCGGTCAGCGCCCAGTCCCCGTCACGCGGCACGGGGACGAGGGGCGGTGCAGTCACGCCCGGCGTCGCGGGCGGCATGGTGGTCTGCCCCAACGCGAACGGATGCTTTTCAGCCGTCTCCGAGCGCGCCGTCATGGTGACGATGCCGCCTGCCGGGGCAAGGTCTCGATTGAGCAGCAGGATGGGTTGCGCGTTCAGCCCCAGCTCCGGCAGCGTCGCCGTGACGCAGTCGCCGGGCTTGAAGCCCATCCACACGAGCTTCAGCGGCAGGACGATTGGCCCGAACTCGCGCGCGTTCTCGATGTCGTAGCGGACTGCGGTCGCCACCTGCGGCGTCGATTGGATGAACGGATAGTCCTGAAGCCGCGACCGCTTGCCGCGATCCTCGGTGACGTGCTTCGCCACGCTGATCGGCGGGCCGGGCAGGAACTGCCAGTTGTTCGCCTCCAGCCGATAGCGCGGCGTGATGGTGTTGATCCGGTCGCGCCGCGGCTGTGTTCCGCCCACGCTGGCCGCGCCGACCACGTCATCGGCGGTGATCGTGGCGAGGCTGACCTTCGGTGTGTTGACCAGGCAGCTGATCCGCGCGCCGAGGGCCAGCGGCTCGCCCATCCCCGCCTGGAGGATGCGCTTCATCGTGTCCCACTTGCCGTCCGTGGAATAGATGATGCCCCCAGCCTTCCAGCCGTTCGCCTGGGCGAGATTGCGGCCTTCCACGAAGGCGGCGACGTCGATCATCGCCCACGGCGCGCCGATCCCCATGACGCGCTCGTAGGTCGACGCCGGGTTGCTCCGGTCACGCTGGTAGATGCCGTGCGCCCACCGCATCGCGAGCAGGTACGGATCCTCGCTATACTCCCAGGTGTCCATTGCAGCGTCGTAGGCGGCGCGGTCGGCGGGATCGGCCATGCGGTGCGGTCCGCTGCCGCCGGGATAGGTGCTGTCCTTCGCCGGATCGTAGCAGGCGATGCCTCGCACGACCCACATGGGCGCCGGCACGCCGCCCTGGAACATCTTGCCCTTCGTGTCGAAGCGCAGCGTCCAGGTCACCGCCGCCTTGCCCGACAGCTTGTGCTGACTGGTCCAGCCGGGCGGCGTGCCGGCGCCGGTGCCGAAGCCGAGCGCGGACGCCTCCGGCAGCGCGCCGAGCTGGGCGCGGCTCCACATCCATCCCGCGTTGGAACCGACCGCCGCCCCGGTGCCCGAGTAGGTCACCGGCGCCTGGTCGACGGTCTGCCCCTCGATTGCCGCGATCGGTCCCACGGACAGCGTGACGACGAACGCCTGCCGATCATTGTCGCCCGCGTCGCGCGTGTCGAAGCCGATGCGGTAGGTGATCTTGCCGGCGGTCCCCGTGCGGCCAATCGCGAGCGGCAGCGCGTCATCGGGGTTGGCCGAGAAGCTGGTCTGCGAGCCGGACACGGTGGACGAGGGCTTGGGCGCGGTCACCGCCGACGCGATCGTCAGCGCCCCTGCCACCACGTTGGCGACGGTCGCGACGGTACCGACCGAGACACCTGCCGCGATGATCGTGCCGGCGCCGATCGCCGCGCCCACGCCGGTCGCGACCAGGGCCACCGCGCCGACAACCATCGCCGCGGTCTTCGCCACCTTGGACATGGCCAGCTCCTACCGCGGCTCGGCGCGCCAAGCGGCGACGTATTCGACAGGCTGCAGCACCACCGCTCCGCCGGCCGCGCACTCGTGCCAGCCGACGACGCGGCCGTTGCCGAGCGCGACCGTCAGGCCGCCCAGCTTGTCGACGCCGGGTAGCATCAGGATGTCGCCCACGATCGCCGCGGCCGGGGCGATCCGTTCCAGGCCATGCGCGTCGAGCGCCTGCTCCAGGCTGGCGTAGCCGGCCGCCTGGAGCGCCTTCGTGGCGCTCCGCACGGTCCGGTACGAGCCGGAGTTCGGAAGCCGCACCTTGTAGCCCAGCAGCCGCAGGTGGCTGGCGGCCATACGGACGCAGTCGGAAGACCCCAGCTTCATCGGCCGCTTGGACCAGGTGTCGAGCGTCTTCTGCGCCGCGGCCGTGCGCCTCACCAGCGAATCGGTCATCGCGACTGCATCTCCGCGATGCGATCGAGGAAGACGCCGCCAACCCCGCCGAGCAGCCCGGCGCCGTTCTGGTAGGAGATCGCGGACGGATTGCCCGCGATGCCCCAGTAGACCGGCTGGGACACGCCGGTCACGTAATCCAGCCCCGCCTCGTTCGGGAAGATGCTGCGGTGGTGACCGGGCGACAGGCGCGCGCTCTCGTCATCCTCGAAGAGTCGTTCGAAGACCGAAGTCACCTCGTAGTCGAGCGCGCGACCATGCTCCGACGATCGGAGCGTCGGCACGTCGAGTTCGCCCACGAAGATCAGGTGCGGGTCGGGCACGGCCATGCCTGTCAGCTCGTCGACCGCGCCGATCCACACCATGACGGGCGAGCCTTGCATCTGCGGGCGGGCGAGCGTCGCCGCTGCTGCGTCGCTCGCCGGCAGCAGCGTCATGCTGAACGCGGGCGCGCTATCGCCGGCGCCATCGGTCAGGTCTTCGACTTCGGAGATCGTGCCGAAGGTGGCGTCGTCTCCGACGTAGGTCCGGCCGCCGAACGCCAGCACGCCGGAGCCGTCGAGCAGGTTCACCTCATAGTCCGGCAGCGAAACCGTCACTGCGCCGAAGACGACCGGCGCATCGGTGCGCAGCTTCGCGTCGAGCTGCGGCGTCAGCTGGCTCATTTGGTCTCCGTGATGCTGAAGGTCAGGCCGATCGTGCGCGCGGTGCTGGGCGTCCACGTCTGTTCGTCGCCGCCCAGCATGCCCTCGATCTTCGGCTCGTCGAACTCGCAGACGGCGAGATTCGCGGGCGAGATGCGGAGCATGGGCTGGATTGCCAGGGCGGTAATTCGACCATCGACCGCGGCCCGGCTTTCCGCCGCCTGGTGGAGGTAGCGGCGACCGCCGTGGATGATGGAGAAGAACTGGCCTTCGCGGACGACGTAGTCGACCGGACTGAACCCCTCGATCGTCAGCAGCGAGCCGCTCTGCCCGGCGCCGGCGACGCGCGGTGCACCCGAGGGTGGCGGCGTGAAGCCCGGCTGCGGCCAGGGCAGCACCGCCCCGCCCGCGCGGCGCGCAGCGATCAGCCGCGCCACCCACAGCATGCCAGCCTCCGCGGTGAACATGGGCGGCATGACCACCGACAGCGCGAACCGGTCGCCGAGCCGGCGCAGCTTCTGGAGCGAGCCGCCGAAGATCGGCCGTAGGGTGCCACCCCAGTCGAGATAGGACGGCTCGGTCCCATCGGTCGGGCTGGGCGTAGTGGGCAGCAGCACGCTCATCGGCGGATCTTCCGCCGAACCGAGCGGGCCATGTCGGCACGCGCCATCGCGCTACCGCCGGCCGCAGCGCGGACGCCCATCTGCTGGATCGACGGGGCTGCAGCGTCGGCAGCGGCGACGTCGAAATAGGGAGACGGAACGACCATCAGGCGCTGGACGCCGGCGTCGGCACCAGGCTTCCGGATGTCCACCATCTCGCCCTTCGTGGCCCGGAAGGCGATGACGTTGCGGTCCACCCCCGACATGCCGCCGACGCGGAACGACCCGCCGGTCGCAAAGCCCGGCAGCGAGGACGTGACGTCGATCGGCGCCACGATCGGCGGGGCGATGTTGAACGCGGGCACATTGGTGAAGCCGCCCGACTTGCCCTTGGCGCCGGCGATCGAGCCGAACACGGACCCGAGCGCGCCAAGGATGCCGCCGCCCGAGGATCCGCCGCTGGCGCCCTTGCCGATGTTGGAGAACAGCCGCGACACGAGGTCGGCGAGCGAGTTGATCGCCTCCTCCATCCCCTTCGCCACGCGGTCACGCCACCAGTTCTTCATGAAGTCGCCGATGTTCCCGTCCATCGCCGCGCGCATGCCCTCCTGGAAGGTCGCGCGGACGTTGCCGACCATGCGGGCGCGGTTCTCCTCGTCCCACTCCGTGGTGGCGCGAGCCATGGCATCCGCTTCCGGGACGCCCTGCCCCTGCAGGTCGCGCGCACGCTGGCGCAGCTCCACTTCGCGCTGGAGTTGCCGAATGCGCTCTTCGCTGTCGCCACGAGCCTGCGCCAGCTGCACGGCGCGGTCCCGCGCATCGTCTTCGAACCAGCGCTGGCGCACCGCCGCTCGCGCGCCGTCGATCTTTGCCTGGTCGGCCTCGGCCAGCCGGGTCGCCTCGGCGAGGTTCTTCGTCAGCTCGTAATAGCCGGCGATCCGGCGCTTCAGCTCTTCCTGCCGCTCCAGCGCCTCGATCACCTGCTGATCGGCGCCGAGCCGCGCGGCCTCGACGGCCACGGCCGCCTGCGTCTCGGCGATCTCGCGCGCGACCGCTTCGCCACGCGCCGTGGCAATGGCGGACATGTCCCGCTGCGCGGCGACGCGCGCCTGGTCGAGCGACAGGCCGGTGCGCTGATAGGCCTCGATCTGCTGCGAGAGCGCCATGCGATCCTGCAACGCCTTCTCGGCCGCCCGGTCGCCGCGCGCCCGCGCCGTATCGAGGTCGGCCTGGAGCTGCAGCTGCTCGCGGTTCTCGGCCGCGTAGGTGCCGCCCGGCACCGCCGTCTTCGCGACCTTCGGCGTCCTCGGCGCCTTGACCTCTTCGAGGCTGACCGTCCGCACGGTGGGGGCCGGCGCGTTGATCGCCTTGTTCATGTCGGACCAGGCGCTCTTCGCCTGCTGGAAGCCATCGGCAGCGGCGTTCATCTCCTCCACCGCCAGCCGCGCCGCCTTCTCCGCGTTCACCGCTTCGATCCGGGCGCCCGCGTTGACGCCCTTCGACAGGAAGCCGCCGCGCGACACGCGCTCATCCACCTCGGCCTTCTTCGTCTTCGCGTCGGTGACGGCCGCCTGCGCCGCGGCGATCCGCTTGCGCGCGAGCGCCTGCGCCGCGATCACGGCCGCCCGCGCCTCCGACAGTAGCGCGTTGGCATGGTCGCGCGCCGCCTTCGCCGCCTCCCCCGTCTTGCCGGTCATGTCGGCGACCGCGAGCGCCACCTTGTCGAGCGCTGGCTTCGCGCCGTTCATGGTGTTGCGCAGGCGGTCCTGCTCGGCGCGAGAAGCGGCGACCCGCGCCTCGTTGGCCTGCCAGGCGTAGGTCAGCGCGGTCAGCGCGGCGGTCACCACGATCATCGGCGACAGCAGGCCCGCCATCAACGCCGCGGTGCGAGCGATGATGGCGCCCTGCGCGAAGGTGGTGATGAGCCGCGCCACCAGCATGGCGACGGTGCCGAGCGGATTGACCAGCGCGCTGAGCGCGAGACCGAGGAGGCCGAAGCGAGCAGCGACGAGCGGAATGATGAACGCGCCGATCTGCGTCAGCACCAGCAGGAGGGGGCCGGCCGCCGCGGCGATGGCGCCGAAGGCCACGCCGATCTTCAGGATCAGCGGGGGCGCTGCGGCGAACGACTCCAGCATACTGGCAAAGGCGTTCTTCACCGACGTGATGAGTTCGGTCAGGCCTGCCTGACCGATCGAGATGCGCACCGACTCCCACGCGTTCGACAGGCGGTTCGCCGCGGCAGCCTCGCCTTCGAGGCGCTTGGCGATCTTGCCCTCGACGTCACCCTTCGCGATCGTCTCCTGCAGGCGCTCGACGCCCTGCCGCCCCTGCTCCATGAGGCCGAGCGCGGTGCGAAACGCATCGTCGCCGAAGATCTTCGTCAGCGCCGACTTCTTCGTCTCGTCGGACAGCCCGGCGAAGGCCGTCTTCAGCAGCTCGGCCTGATCGGCGAGCGGCTTCATCCGCCCGTCCGCGTCGAAGAAGTTGATGTTGAGCGCCTTCATCGCCGCGGCGGCCTCATTGGAGGCGGGCACCAGGCGAGACAGGTAGGTCTTGAAGCTCGTGCCGGCGTCGCTGCCGCTGGAGAACTGCGTGCTGGTCGCGGCGATGGCGGTGGAGAAATCGCGGAAGCTCATGCTCGCCGAGGCGGCCGCGCCGCCCCCCTGCGCGACCGCTTGCTGGAAATCGACGAAGCCGAACTTGCTGGCGTCGAGCGCGCCGACGACGCTGCCGACGACGTAGGGCAGCTGCGAGGCGGTCAGCTTGAACTGTCCCATCGCGTCGGTGACGAGCGCCGCGGAAGGCGCCACATCCGCCATGCCGGCCGCCGCGAGGTCGAGCGTACTCTTCAGCCCGCCGCCCAGGATCTGCGACGTGTTGAGGCCGGCGCGCGCGAGCGCGTCCATGCCCTCCACCGCCTCCACGGCGCTCTTCCCCACGGCGGGACCGAGCGCGCGCGCCTGATCGGAGAGCGCCTTCAACTCCCGGCCGCTGACGCGCCCGAGCGCGCTCTCCACCGTCTTCATCGCGGCTTCGAAGCTGCTGGCCGCCTTGTTCGATGTGACAGCCACGGCCGCCAGCGGCGCGCTGATGCCAGCGGTGAGGCCGACGCCAGCGGAGCGCATCTTCTCCCCCAGGCTCTCCACGACGCGCGCGACGTCCTGCAGCGCGCCGCGGAGGCCACTGAGATCGCCGCGCGCGCGGCTGATCGCCGGACTCCAGTCGCTGGCATCGAGGACGAGGACGCCGCGCAGCGCGCCGATCACTGCTCCCTGGCTCATACGTCACCCCCTTCCTTCGGCGTTGCCGCCGCCCACATCGCGGCCATCGTCTGCAGCTGGTCGATCGACATTCCGCGGCGCCGCTTCACCGCAGCCTTCTTCTTCCCGCTCAGTTCCGACAGGCGCGGCATCTTCTTCGCGCGCTGGAAGGCGGCGATGTGCCAAGCCAGCCAGGCGCGGTCCTGCTGCGACACCTCCGCCGCTCGCCGCCTGCCCTCCGCCAGGAGGAGCATCTGCCGCGGCGTGGATCGCCAGAAGGCATCGGGGGAGCCGAGGTCCAGCTCCGCCCAGATCGTCAGCGCTCGGGACCAGTCCCAGGCTTCTTCTTCCTCGACTGAGCCTTTCCCTCCGCACTCGCCGCAGCGTCGGGGAAGGCCGCCTTGAACGCCCGCGCGATCACGTCGGCGGCAGCGTCCGGTCCCATGTCGTGGATGAGGTTGCCGGCCTCGATGTCGGAGATCGCGCCGTGACGCGCCTCCAGCCCGATCCGGAACACGGACCGGATCATGGAGGGGCTGGCGAGCCGGTCGCCGACGCTCGCGACGTCGACGGCCAGCTCGCTCTCGATCGTGCACAGGGCGTTGAAGTCGTAGACGAGCGTCCACGTCTTGCCGGCAGCCAGGAAGCTGGCCTCGCCCTTGATCGCGTTTGCCATGCGCCCGTTCCTCAGACGCTGGCCGCGGCGCGCGCGATCGAGCCGCTGACGCGGCCGGTCACCTCGGCGGTCAGCCGATCGTTGAGCGGCGCGGTGGGCTGGAAGCCGCGGATCAGCAGATCGAACGTCCAGGTGTAGCCGTTCGGCCAGGTCAGCCGGACGCCGCGCGCCTTGCGCGTCGCCTTCGTGGCCAGGATCAGCTGCTCCGCCGAGTTGCCGGGCACGTAGTTGAGCGAGAAGGTGCACTCGCCGGGATCGGTGAGGCCGCCGATGAACTCCTTGAATCCGTCCGGCGATTGGTAGTGCGTCGCCTCGATCTCGTCGTCCATCTCCTGCGGCGGGGTGATGTCGAAGACCTCGGCGACGTCGGTGTAGGTCGTGGCGTTCGCCGTGGCCTTGATGCCGAACTTGATGCCGAGGCCGGTGATGGCCGTGGTGGCGGGCATAGCGGGACTCCTTCCTTACGAGTGGTGCCAGAGGCGAAGATCGAGCGAGGTGCGATGGACGAGGGTGCCGCCGGCATCCCTCTCCTGATCGTCGCGCTCGGCTTCGACGAAACAGGCATCCCAGACTGGGCGCGACAGCGTGTCGCAGGCGCCCTGGACGGCGCGGGCGACAGCCTTGGCGGCGCCGTAGCGCGCGCCGAAGCAGTCGGCCTGGACGCGGTACGGCGTCAGGCTCACCCGGCCGCCGTAGGTGTAGAGCGGCACGCCGCTGACCAGCAGAAGGCGAACGCTCGGCAACAGCCCCGCCCGCTCACCCCAGTCGATGCGGGTGCCGACGAGCGCCGTCAGCCCGTTGTAGGCCAGCAGCGCGGCACGGAACGCCTCCTCCATCGCGTCAGCCCTTCGTGATCCGCTGAAGCCGCGTCGCCGCTCCCTGCCGGAGGCGAGCCAGCACATCGGCGAGGCGCGTGTCCCAGGCTGGGCGCAGGTACGGATGCCCGGCCTCGTTGACGGTCCCGAACTCCTCCGTGATGGCCTGCGGCATCGATCCCGGCCCGACGTAGATCTCGACCGTCCCTCGCTCGGGCGCGCTCAGCGCGGCCTGGCGCGGGCTGAGCCGCGTGCCCACGCCGATCGACTGTGCCAGCCGCCCGGTGCGACGGCGAACTATGCCGCGCGCCGTGTCGGCGACGGGCTGCAGGGCATCGATCCCAAGCGCCACCAGCGCCTCGGCGTCGCTGAGCGCGGCCAAGGCTTCGAGGTTGGCGTCCGCCTCCTCGAAGCCTTCGATCTTCATGCCGGTCTTCACGAGCGCAATGCCGACGTCGTGATCTCGACCGCGACGCGCGTGCCGCGGACTTCCTTGATCCCGACCACCTCGTAGCGCAGGCCATCGCAGACCATCTGCCACTCCGGCGCGATCTGCCGGGTCAAGCCGTCGTAGCGCAGCAGGAAGCGTGCCGAGACCACCTGCTGCTGCGCCGCTGCGGAGATCCGCTCGGCATCGCCGATGTCGGTCTTCTTCGCCCAGCGCTTCCCCGCCTCCACCGGCGCTCCGGGCGAAGACGAGAAGCCGTCGTCATCGACCGGGCGGCGGTAGAACGTCACCCGGCGGTCCAGCTCCCCGGCATCCAGCCCCATCATCAGACGCGCCAGATCCGGAACGGGGACAGCAGCGCTTCCACCGATGCGGACATCGAGACCCGCGAGGTGGTGGTCGACGCCACCTCGCCGCGGTTGCGGAAGAGGTCGGCCGTCATGATCAGGATGGCGGCCTGCAACGCCTTCGGCAGCGGGCGCCCGGCCTCCGGGTCGTAGCCGGCGCGGTACGTGACCCGTGCCGCACCGGCTGGCCAGCGGCCGCCCGCGACTGGCACCAGGCGATCGTCGACCACGTCCCACTGATCGGCCGCGATCGGCAGCCAGAGGTCGCCCTCGCGCCGCTCCACGCCGGTGACAGCCACCAGCGGCGGATAGGGCAGCCGACCGGCGCACTCGAAGCCGGCGAAGGTCTGCACGTAGACGCGCTCGACGAGGGCGCGACCGAGCCAGCCGTCGCGGCCGTCGAGATGCGCGATGGCCGCAGCCAGATAGAGCGCGACGAGATCGTCCTCGGCGTCGTCGTCGGCCTCCAGCCGCAGGTGCTTTTTCACGATCGCCAGCGGGATCAGCTCGACGTCGCCGGCAGCCCCGCCGCCCGCGCCGATATATTCGGCGTAGGCGTTCGCGACATAGGCGTCGGAGAACTCGGGACCGAGGCCGAGCAGCGCGCGCATTTCCTCGATCGTCACGCCAGCACCTCGAAGCGCGATGTCCAGAACGGTCCCGTGGGATCCTTCATCGGATTAAGCGTGACCGGCTTGCCGTCGAGGATGCCGCCACGCGCCGCGTCGGCCCGCTTGCCCACCCTGTTCGGGATGAACGACACGAACGGCCCGCGCACGCCGGCCAAGCCGGAGAAGACGCCCTCGATCTCCAGCGACACGCGCCGGCCATTGTCGATCTTCACAGCTGCCGCACCGTCAGCACGTTCGTGCGCTCGAAGCGCTGCCCGAGGGTCGTGAGGATCTTCATCGTGATGGGGATCTTCACGCCGGCGCCCAGGAACGTGGCCGCCTCCTGCATGGCCTCGGCCACGACGAACCACAGCTGGACTTTCCGGCCCTCCACCGAATCGATCAGCGGCGAGTGGCCGTCCGACTGGTCGACCATGATGCCGAGTGCGGCAGCCGCGGACGAGACGCGGATGGCGAGGATCTCCGCCACCTGCTCTTCCGGTTCCAGCAGCGTCGCCCAGCTGAAGGCGTAGCGCGCGTGATCGGCTGGATCGTAGGGCTGCTCCCACTCGACGGCGCCGAGCGGGATACCGGCAGCGATAGCCGCGCTGGCCTGGACGCGCGCGACGAGCGCCGTCCGCTCGTCCGGCACGTTCACCACGCCCGAGGTGGGCGGAGCGGCTGCCGAGAAGACGCCGAGCGCGATCAGCTGCGCGATCATCAGGCGAGGCCCACCATGGTGGCGGTCGTGCCGGTCGCCATGACCCGCCGGGCGCGGATCGGCACGATCTGCCCCGCGACCACGGGGATGGTGATCGTGGTGTTGCCGGCCCCCCGCAGCGCGACGTTGCCGGCGACGGCGCAGTATAGCGCTTTCGGCACAGTCGCGAAGTCGACCGTGTCGCTCGGCACGATCGCGAAGAGATCGTCGGCTGGCGCGGTCAGCGCGGTGGTGGTGTTGTTCGTGCCGAGAAGCTGCTCGACCGTGTCGTTGTAGCCGTTGAGCGTCGTCAGCGCCGCGTTGGTTGCGGTGATGAGCGCCTCGATCCCATCGACGAAGCCTTCGAGGCCATCGGTATTGTCAGCGATGGCCTTCAGCCGCGCGCCCAGCGTGTTCGCGGCGGGTGTGGCGGTCAGCAGGCCGAGGATGTCGGCGCCGTTCGCGTCGCGCAGGATGACGTAGCCGTGCAGCTTGCCGCCGATCAGTTCGCCGATCGGCGTAGCGTCCGGAACCGGCGTGATAATATCGGGCATGGCTTAGCCCTTCCGCGCCGGGGAACGCCGACCATCGACGCGGCTGTCGCTGACATCGGCGTCGGTGATTGCGGGAACGAAGTCGCGCTGGCTGGTCTTCGCCGTGCCGAAGGTGTGGCGCACCGGCTCGGCGCGCTCCATCGGCACCTCGCCCTTCAGTGCCAGCGCGCCGGACTTGACCAGCGTGGCGGCGTCCGCCTCGGTCATCTCGCGCTCGTCGCCGCGCGCGTAGTCGCGGCCTTCGCCGTGCATCGCGCGATAGACGACGTAGGTCTTCTTCTCGGCCATTTCCGTTCTCCTGGTGTGCCGGGGCGAGCGATCGACCGCTCGCCCCGGCCGGACTTCACGCGTTGGCGAACGCGCCGTCGACGAAGGCTTCCGGACGGTAGACCGTCAGCGCCAGCCGCTCCTCGGCGAGGATGGTCACCATGTTGCGGCGGAAGTTGTCGCCATCCTCGGTCGACACCAGCACGCCGGACTGCTCGCGGTCGAAGAGCTGCGCGCCCATCTTCCACGCGCCCACGGTGAACTCGCCGACCGTCTGCGCCATGCTCGGCACGACCGGCAGGCCCCACAGCGTGGGAGCGAGCGAACCCTGCGGGTTGCCGATGAGGTAGCGCCCCTCACCGTCCTTCATCATCTCGATGATGGCCCAGTCGATCGGGTGCAGCACCTGCCCGTCCGCCGGATACAGGGCGAGCGCGACCTGAAGCTGCGCGATCCGCAGCTTGTCGATCATCGTCGGCGTCGCGTAGCCGGTCAGGCCGGCCGGCACGGCATAGTCGGCCGCCTGCGGCTTGATGCCCGCCAGGTTCTGCCCGGTGCCGTCACCCTTCAGCAGCTGCACGTCCTCGACGAAGGCGAGACCGTAGCGCAGCCGGTTGTCGATCATCGACCGCAGGCCCGGCGCGTCCGCGAGGATCTCGGCCGATGCCAGGAACCAGTGCGCGATCTTGCGAACGGGCGCGTTCTTCAGGTCCAGCTTCAGCGTGGATTCCGGCTTCAGCGTGCCCTCGGCAACCATGCCCGCGTTGTTGGTGAAGCCGGTCTCCTGCACGTACTCGATCGAGCTGGACGCGGTCTGTCCCGGCGCAATGAGGTTGCGGATCGTCAGTTGCCGGTTCGGCAGCATCTGCATCGGCGACTGGACGCGCTCAGCACGAACCAGATCACCCGCCGACCCGTTCGCATCGGTGGTCAGACTGGTGATCGCCTTCACCTCGATCGCGACGTTCTGACCCTGCCGGGCGCCGTTGGCGAAGGCGGCCTTGAACTGGTCGCTCTCGACATACTGCTCGCCGATCGACTTGGGGCGATCGGCGTCGGCCGGGCCGCGCTTCGCCATCTTCTGCTCCAGCTCGTCGAGGCGGCTTTTCGCCTCGTTCATGCCGGTCAGCGTCTGGTCAGCGAGTTCCTTGGCCGTGGTGGAGAGCGGGATGCCCTTCTCGGCTTCCGCCAGCGCCTTCTCGGCGATGGCCTTGACCTCGTTGTGCTTCGCTTCGAACGCGGCCTTCGCCTCGTTCGCCAGCTCCGCGGCGGACTTCGATTCCGGGTGACCTTCGGGACCGCGCATGTAGCGGCCGCGCTTGCGCTCGGCAGCGGTCATCGGACCGAGCAGCGCCATCGCGCTGCCCAGCAGGGCAAACTTTCGCATGTGGTGTTCCTTGGATTAGGTGGAGATCAGCCGAGCAGGCCGCGCCAGAACTCGGCGGCTTCATCCGCCTTCACGTCGGGATCCCCCCGAAGATGCGGCGTCGCCTTGCTCGCGATTGCCGCGGCAAGGCTTTTCGAGAAGCCACCTGCATCCCGCAGGAACTCCTCGAATTGTCGGACGGACGGCAGTTGGCCGTGCGCCAGTATGTCCTTCACGCGCGTCAGCTGCGCGCGCTCGTTCATCGGGATCGCGACGAGCGAGGTCTCGTGCAGCGCCACCTCGATCAGCTCGCGCGCGCTGTCGGTGTATCGCTCCTTCACCGACCGATAGCCGATCGACAGCCCGGCCAGCGCGCCCTCGCGCGCCAGGGCAAGAGCGTCGGTGCCGACGGCGGTGACCGTCGTGATGCGCCCCTTCAGCTTGAGTCCCTTCGGCGTGTCGTCGAAGTCGGTCCACACGCCGATCGGCATGCGCTGATCGTGATAGAGCAGCATCGGCAGCGACTTGCGACCCTTCAGCGTCTTCGCGAAGGCGCCGGGCAGGATGATGTCACCGCCGTGGTCGATGTTGTTGTAGGCCGCGGCCAGCCCCTCGACCGAGCCGTCTTCGCCGACGTCCTTCACGTCGAGCGGGAAATCGAGATGCCTCATGTCACCGCACCTTCTTGCTGGCGACGTCGAACGCTGCCGTCGCTTCTTCCAGTGCGATGCGAGCGGCGTCGGCGCGCTGACGCGCGGTAGAGGCTGCGGCATCCGCGTCTGCCTTCTCCGCGCGAGCCGCCTTCAATGCTGCCGCCGCGTCGGCGAGGTCATCGAAGGCGTCGCGAGACGGGCCGGTCGACTGGAGATCGGAGGCCGAGAAGAACCCGCCACCCGTACTGACACGCTCGACCGTCCCATCTGCGGCATCCGGGCCGAAGCCAGGAGGCGGAGCAACACCCGCCTGCGGGCCGCCAGCCAGAACCTCTTCCACGGAGGGGATTTTCGAGACGTAGATCATCAGCTTACCACCTGCTGCCCGTTCGCCTGGGTGATCGGAACGTTCTGCATCTGCATGCGCGGCACGTCGCCGCCCGGCACCGGCAGCATGTTCTCCAGCGCCCGCACCTCGTTGATCGTCATCCAGCCATTGTTGAGCGCCGACTGGTAGAAGGCCGAGCGCGCCGTGCTGTCGCCGCGCAGCAGGCCTTCGAGGTTATACTCGATCGTGATGCCAGCAGCGCGATCCGCCGGGGTCAGCAGCTGCTTCTCCATCGCCTGCTCGGCGCGCTTCAAGCGACGCCGCAGGGCGAACTTCTGGAAGGTCAGCACCTGCTGCTCCAGGCTCGTCGGATAGCCGCTCGACTTCTCGTTGTGGCCGATCATGAACGGCGGGACGCCGAAGAAGCGGCAGCATTCCTCGACCGAGAAGCCGCGCGACTGGAGCATCTGCGCGTCTTCGGGATTGATCGTCAGCTGCTGCCAGGTGACGCCACCCTCGAGCACCATCGGCTTGCCCGCGTTCATCGTGCCGACGAACTTCTCCTGCATCCGCGTCTCGGCAGTGCGCGCCTGGTCGTCGGTCAGCCACTTGTCGAACTTCAGCAGGCCCGAAGGCCGCACGCCGTTGGCGAACATCTGACCCGCCGCCCGGTCGATCGCTGTCGCCAGGCCGAAGGCGTGGCGGGCGAACGCCAGCGTCGAGAGGCCACCTTCGGGCGCCCCGCCGAAGCCGCGAATGTGCAGCACGTCATCCTGCCGGCGCGTCTGATCGGCCCAGCGATAGACCAAAGTGCCATCCCGATCGCGCGTGACCGTCAGCGCGTCCCAGGCGATCGGCGTCAACGCGATCACGCGCTTGCCATCGGCGGAGCGCTCGATGTCGGCAACGGCGTTGCCCTTCAGCTCCAGCGAAGCGTAGGCACCCTCCCAGAAGTCGACGGCGGTCTGATCGGCGTTGGGGCTGTCGTGCAGCAGGCGATAGGCCCAATGATCCTTGGCGACGACGCGCCCGCCCTTCCCATCGCTGCGGTAGACCACGATCGGCAGGCTGGCGATCGTGCCGGCCAGCAGGTTCACGCACGCCCAAACCGACGAGAGTGCCAGCGCCGAACCTGCGTTCACCGGCTCCCCGGCGTGGCTCTGGCCTTCCCGCGACCAACCGGCCGGGTCCGTGAGGCTCAGCACCCGCCGGAACAGCGAGACGGCCTTCGTCCACAGGTTCATGCAGCCGCCGCCAGGCGGTTCAAGAACGCGTCCATTCCACCTCCTGTCGCTTCGGGATTGCGGCTCATCAGAAAGACCGCGTTGAACAGCGCGATCAGCGGGTCGATCTTCGCCTTTCCAGCGGTCTGCTTCGTGATCAGCACGGCGTTGCCACGCTGCTCCACGCGGGCATTGCCGACGCAGAAGACCATCAGCGCCTGGTTGGCATGGACGAAGGTGCCGTCCGCCAGCTTGCGCTCCGCGGTCCACACCGCTCCGCTCAGCCTGAAGCCCTGCGAAACCGACGTCATTAACTCTTCGGGCAGGCCCTGCTGCACGCACTCGTCGATCAGCGCGCCGATGCCTTGCGGATCGAGGCCGATGGCGTTCGTTTCCGGCATCAGCCCGGCGGCCTGCACCGTCACGAGCAGCGCGGCGACTTCCTGCAAGTCCTGCGTCGGATGCTCGCACCGCACGAGGTCGCCGTCCTCAACGAAGCCGTCCAGTTCGGCCGCGATCTCCTTTCGGCGCTCCCACACGATCGGCTGCGCCCAGGCCTTCGACCAGGCGAGCCAGCGCTTCGTATCCCGACAGCGCCCCACCAGCGTAAGGCCCAGCAGATCGTCCAGGCCGCCGCCATCGATCCCGGCGACGATCACCTCAGCCCGCACGAGGAGGGTTGCCAGCGTCAGCCCGGCGTCGCTCTGCCGCTCCCAATAGTCCGCGCCGATCCAGCGGTCAGTGTGCAGGGCGAGGCCGATCTGCACGTTCAGATGCTGCGACGCCCAGCGCCGCTCCTCCTCGTCGCCCTTGTCGCGAGCGGCTCGATACTCGGCGGCCAGGCGCTCAATCGTGATCGACAGGCCCGCGTTCGGCAGCACCATGTGCCAGTGCGCCGGATCGCGCCACGAGCCGTCCCGCTGCATCTTTTCGGGCAGCTCGTAGAGCAGCGGAAGCGTCGCCACGTCAGCGACGATCCGCCCATCGCGAATGCCGCGGGCGTAATCCAGCTCGGCCTTGAAGGCGCCGGCAGGCGGCCGGTCCGACTGCGTGGTGATGATCACCATGAACGCTTCCGGGTTGGCGATCATGCCGCCCCGCAGCTGTCCGATCACGCGGCCGGCATCCGCCATGCTGGCCATCAGGTGCAGCTCGTCTAGCAGGATGCCGGCCGGCTTCGATCCGGTCGCCACCCGCATGTCGAAGGTCTTGATCTTCAACCGCGCCTTCGTGAGGCGGTCTGTGATCGTCTTCGTATGCTCCGCGACGTGGAACCGCGTGCGCAGGAACTCGTCGGCCTCCACCATGCCCGAAGCCTGCTGGAACGCGGTGTCGGCAACTTCCTGCGTCGGGCCGACCAGCACGAACTCGGCGCGGGGCCGCTCGTTCATCAGTAGGGCAGTCACCATGATGGCCGCGCCGCCCGTCGTCTTGGCGTTCTTCTTAGGCACCAGCGCGAAGATCTCGCGCAAGATCCGCACGCGGGTCGCAGGATCGATCGTGCCGAACAGCACGCGAACGATATCGCGCTGCCACTCGCCCGCCGCCTCGGCCATCGTGGGCTGACCCGGCACGTCGGGCAGGCGCAGCTTGTTGAAGATGGCGACGGCGCGCGCCGCTTCCTTCTGATCGAGCAGCTCGCGCAACTCATCCGGGATCAGCGACCGTCGCTGCGCCAGGCGCTCCGCCCAATCCGGGCAGGCAAACAGCGGCCAGTCCGGTTCGGCGAAGCGGCGGGCTAGTGCTTCAGCAACGAACCCCATTCACCGCTCTTCGATGCCGTGCCGGCGTCAGCGACCAGCTGCTCCTTCTTTCCCAGCTTCGGCTGCTTCACCTTGGCCGGCTTCTCCATGGCGCGGGCGCCGCTGATCATGGCGCCCCTCTCCATCTGCTTCAGCAGCTCCTTCTCGGCCGCGACGTTGCCGTCAGCCGCGGCGTCGTTCAGCCGGGCGAGCTGCGTGATCTCCATCCGGACGCGCGCGCTGTCGCGCTTCGCGACCTCGGAAAAATAATGCTTCCGTAGGGTCGGGACCGAGACTCCGATCGCGGTAGCCGCTTCCTTGACCGTCATGCCGCGCGCGAAGGCGATCAGCACCCGGTTGGAGCTTTCGAGAGACCAGGCGTGTTCCGGTCGTCCACGGCCTTCCTTGGCCAGGACGATCGGGTCGCCGAACAGGTCGCGTCCCAAATCTTCCGGCATCGCGAAAAAAATCTCCGAATGGGAGGGACGGCGGTCTAGCGGCCCGCCCCTTCTGGACTTTCGCCCCCCCCCTCCTCCCGATGGGTGCCCGGCCGCGGTCGACGCGGCCGGGCTGCCATGGGGTCGCGGCGACGCAATGCGCCATGCAGCCGGCCCATGGCGGGGAGCCACCACGCCGCGATCGGCATGGACGGAGGCCTTGCGAGCCGTGCCGCTTGTCGCTCCCCCTAGTATCTCGTGCGCGCCTCCTGCCGCTGCTTCCAACCATCGTGGCATGGCTTGCAGAGGGTCCAGAGGTTGCCCTCATCCCAGAACAGCGCCTCGTCTCCGCGGTGGGCGCGCCGATGATCCGCCACCAGCTTTGCGGTCTCGCCTTCGAGCCGCTGGCATCGCTGGCACGTGAACAGGTCGCGCTGCAGCACCGCCCAGCGGAGCCGCTGCCATCGCGCCGTCTTGTACCACTGCCGCCAAGGCTGCTCGTCGCGTTGGCGATCGTACTGCTGCCGATCGTGCGGCGCTGGCGCGAGACGCGGGCGCAACGAGCCGAGGCGCGGCGCCAGTCCTTTCAGCCTGCCCATATCATACTCGAAAGCACGAAGGGCGCCGAGCCGAAGCCGGGCGCCCTTCGCGAGGTTCAGGAGAGGATGCCGTGCCGTACCCGAAGGCCCGTCCCAGCGTGACGTGAAATAGGCCGAAAATGCCCGACAGACGAACAAAGAAAATGATCAGTCCGGCAGATTTACCCCGTTGACACGCATGTCCCCTGCATTTCTGCGGTTTTCGCGGTCGCAGATGGCGGCGATGGCCCGGCCGTAGCGCATGCGCAGGCCGTCAGCGCCGCGCCCAAGGCCGAGGCGCGGCATCATGCGCATCCAGCTGATCTCCCGCTTGCCTGCCGCCAGCTGCGCCACGGCGAGGCCGATCAACTTGCGGTCCGCCGGGTCAACGGCATCGAGCCAGCCGAACGCCTCCTCCATCTCCGCCACCTCGCGCCGGGTGAGCGACGCGGGCTTCAGCGTGGGCTGGTCGCCAGCGTCCAGCCCGCCGCGCGCATCATAGTCGCCGGCCAACACGTCACGGCTGATCTCCGGCCACGCCGAGCGCAGCCGCTGCCAGCCGCGTTCGCGGTCCGCGTGGCGCCAACAGGTCAGCATCGCCTCGACAAGCCGGTCCTCGACGTCGGTGAACGTCATCCTTCCGGCGCCGGAAGCGTCGCCACCAACCCTTCCGCAATCCAACTCACCATAACTCATTAGAAGAACGCCCTTTTTCTTACCTGATGGAAGGTTCGGAAGGATCGGAAGGATTGACGTATGTTTTCGTCGTGCGCCTGCGCATGTGCGCATGATATACGAACAACATCGCGGCTAACCTTCCGAACCTTCCGAAGCCGCAGAAATCAGCCGCTTTTCCCTTCCGAGAACCCTTCCGCCACCCTTCCGGACCGGAAGGATATGTGTCGCGCCAGCCCTCACGGCGGCACGTCGCCGAAGTCGTCGGGCGGCGGCCAGCCGTTGTCGTCGACCATCGTGCGATCATCGGAGAGGACGGGTTCGTCGCTCAGCGACCGCGGCTTGCCGTCGTGATCGACGAAGTCGTGCACCTCCTTCACGAGGCGGATGCCCAGCCACTGCATCCCGTCGCTGGCCTTCTTCTGATAGCCCTTCTCCGCCATCGCGTTGGAAAAGCCCTTGTTCGACCACTCCCGCTCGCCGGCCGCCTTGCACCAGGCGACGAAGACCTCGTGCAGCTTCGACGATTGGACGCGAGTGTCGGCGTCCGCGACGACGCATAGCCGCAGGAAGCGCGCCAGAGGGTCGCTGGCGTCCCGATAGGCCATGGTGGCCTCGGTCACGCTCTTCGGCTCCACGAGGCCGTTGCTGAGGTAATCCAGCAGGCCGGCGACGAGCCGGTTCAGCACGCCCGACGCCTCCTCGGCGATGATCTTCGCCGGCAAGTTCGGGTCCTTCTCCGGCCAGTTGGCCACGCCCGGCTCCGGCTTCTCGATGTTCCTGAGCCAGGGGATCAGCTTCATTCGGCTCCAGATGCCGTCGTCGGTATCGGGAATGTCGAACTTCGTGTTGCCCATGATGATGAGCTTGAAGAGCGGCTGAAGGTTGAAGAACCCGCGGTGCAGCATGCGGACCGGCAGCGGGTCGCCGCCCGTGACCAGCTTGACCAGGCCGGTGTCGAGCTTCTCGTTCCGCCCCGGCTCTGACGATCGCAGCATGCGCACGCCAGCGAGCTTCGCGAGATCGGGCGACGCCTGGTCGCCGCGTTTCTTGATGCCCTGGTCGAGGAACGACCCGATCGGGATGCTGTCCGCATAGTCGCCGACGACGTGCTGCCACACGTCGAGCGTGGTGCCCTTGCCGTTGCGGCCGCGACCGTACCAGAACCAGAGCTTCTGCTCGCCCGCGTCGCCGGTGAGGGCGTAGCCGCCGAGCTGGTGCAGGTAGCGGCGCATCGAGGCGTCGGGCTGCGCCCAGCCGAACATGGCGTCGTAGCGCGGCGAGGCGACGCCGGGATCGTAGGTCACCGGCGACAGCTTCGTCAGCATGTCGGCGCGATCGTGCGGCGACAGCGTGACGGCGCCCTCGCGCGCACCGTCCGGTCCCTCCTCTGTGCGGAAGCGCAGCGTGCCGTTGGCGACGTTGAAGGCGTATTTGTCGTGATCGAAGCGCTCGATCGGGACCGTTAGCCAGCGACGCGCGAGCAGCGCAACCGCGGCCGGCTTCCCCGTCGTCTCGGACTGGCGGCCGAACACGGACACCTTGGTCGAGAGCAACTCCCAGCCTTTCCCCTTCGCGATCCAGCGGTCGAGGCCGTGCGGATTGTCGTCGTCGTCGAGATCGAGCCGCTGATCCTTGCCGTCGCGCACGAGGCTCCACTTCACCTTCGTGTCGGCGATGAAGCGGGCTTCATCCTGGATGGCACGCACGGTTTCGAAGACGGCAGCAATCACCTCCGCCGGCGGGGTCTTCTCATCCTGATCCAGCACCTTCCAGCGCCGGCCGTCCCAGCCGAGCCAGCCCTTGCCGGTGGTGAAGCGGAAGTCCTCGCCGTATCGGTCGCGGAAGCGCTCGGCGATGCCGAAGTCGGTCAGGGGATAGCCGAGGCACTTCATCGTCAGCGCGATCGGCGCCAGGTCGAAGCCGCGGTTGATGCCATCCTCGATCGCGCGGTTGACGTCGGCGTGCTGGACGTCGGCGACGCCTTCGTAGACGTCCCACAGCGCCTGCTTGGCGTCGTGTTCGTCCAGCAGCTCGGCCGCGATCCGCCGCCCGACGCCATAGGCCAACCGCGTGATCGCTTCCTTGGTCGGGTCGACGTTCTCAGCGCGCCGGACGAGCCACGCTTGCGCCACCTTCCGCGCGCGCGCCCACCCCGCCTCGTCCAGCACTTGAACGCCATCCACCCTTCCAACCCGGAAGGATGCGTCATTTCGGCGCTCAGCCCGCGGTGCGGGGCGGCCGGGCGCGGCCGGGCGCCGATCGGCGCGGGATCGAGCAGTGGCCGCGATCTCTCCGAGATCGCGAGGCTGTTCGCTTCCTGCGGTCCAGCCGCTGGCGACCGTGAGCATTAGCTGCCCGTCGTCATCTCGGCCGGGGTTGTCGCGCGCGGCCGCCTCGACGCTCGCACGCGCGACGCCGGCGTCGAGCGCGCCGGCCGCGACCAGCGTTGCCACTTTGAAGGCGCTCTCGTTCAGCTGGGCGTTGCGCCGGCCGGAACCGGCCGTGCGGATCGCTCGGCACTCGCCGTCGAGCGCCGACAGCGCATATTTGCGCACGGCGTCGTCGACCTGCGCGGCCGAGGCCACCGACGACGTGCGCCGCTCGGGCGACGTCGCGGGCGGATTGGGCGCGGGCTTGGCTTTCCTCGACCGGAGAATCGTCACCAGCTCGGCCGGGGCTTCTGCGATGTCGGCATCATCGCGCCAGTCGCCGCGGTCGCGCATCCAGCGATAGCTCTTCCCGCTGTCCGGCAGCACGCTAGGCGGACCGATGACGTAACCGCCTTGCCCACGCACGTCGACGTGCGCCGGAAGGTTGCCGCGGTTCCGGATCGGCTCGGCGCCGGCAGCGACGTCGGCCGGCTGGCGGAAGTAGACGTGGACGCCGCCCGACTGCGTGATCGCGGTCAGCGAGCGCGGCAGCGGCACGCCCATCTGCTCTTCCAGGTCGGCCTTCAGCTGCTCCAGCGTCCACTCGCGCGTGCCGATGACCTCGCCGGTTTCCGGATCGCAGTCCTCTTCGACACGCGGATCGAAATCGAGGACGAAGCACCCGTTGACGCCGGTGGGCAGGCCGATCAGCGCGTTCGGGTGCTGTCGCCACCACGCCTCAATCGTCGGCTCGTGCGTGGTGGCGTCCTTCAGCCCCTTGCCCGTGTAGGGCGCCTTGGCCTTGAACGTGCGCTCCTCGCCCCCTGCCCCGCCGATGCGGACGGTCTCGTCACGCTCGCGGACCGGGAAGACCGGCCAGCCCCGGCGCGCGTATTGGAGCGCCGCCTGACCCATGGCGGACGGCAGCGTTGTCGTTGGCACCCTCATTCCCCCGGTTCCTCACGCGGCGACGTTCGTCACCCGCGAGGGCGATAGTTTCAGGCGAACGCCGCCTGGACCTGTGCGAGCTTCCGTTCGGCCGTCTCCGCTCGTGTCGTCAGCGCTTCGACGACGGACGGGCTGGCGGCGCTGAGAAGCCGCAGCCGAACTTCGGCCAGCAGCTCTTCCACGTCGAAGTCGCTAAGCGGCGTGCGGACGCTGTTGTCGGCATCGATCGTCTGCGATCCTGCGACGATCAGGTCGGCCGCCGCTTCGCCCTGGGACGTGCCGAGACCGCGTGCGCGCCCTTCGACCGCTTTGATTGCCTCGATCGCAGAGGAAGGCAGCTGGATAGACTTGGGCATGACGGCAGGTTCCTCTCGTGGGCTCGGCAGGTTGAAAACGGGCGGCTCCCAATCGTCGGGAGGCAGGCGGCCGTCGCGGCAGAAGGCGCACATGCCGCCCACGAGACGGAGCATCATGTGGCCGCAGTCGCTGCACTCGCCCGCGACACCGGCGGAGATCTGCACCCGCGTGCGCGACAATCCGCGCGCCACGGTCTCGGCCTCTATTTCGGCGGCGATGTCGGCAGCGTCAGGCACGATCAGGCCGCCCGTCGTGCAGCGCGCCGTCCAGCGTTCGTCCAGCGACCTTCTTCGCCGCCCGGTACAGCTGCTCGCCCTTGCCACCATTCGCACGAGGAGAGCCGGCACCAACGTGTCCGTCAGGCCAAGCGACGTTGGTAGCAGGCCAGTCTACGGTCGCGGCCGACAGCAAAGGCGCCCATTCGCCCCACCGCTTGAATAGGAACGGCACGTCAGCGTCGGCGCATTGATCGCGCAGCGACCGCGCCCAATCCGGGTGCATAGGCCGCGCGTTCGGCCCACTTTCTCCACCGACGATGATCCAGTCGAGGCCGGAACGCTGCTTCGCACCCGCCTCGTATCGCGCGCCGCTCCAATCGCGCTGGCAATTCCAAAGTGGGGTGTACCCCTTCTCGCACCACGCGCAGTCGCCCCAACACTCGCTGCTCAAGGCGCTTTCGCCGTGCCATGCCTGCTCAAGGTCGACAGGCCCGAGCAACGGCTCCATCGAAAGAAACCGAAACCGCGGCCCCTCGACCGCCAGCAGCTTGGGGATGTCGCGACCTGCTTCCGCCTGATTGACGATCGTCGCTCCGAGCCAGACATTCTGCGGCCACCCGCCCGCCGCCTGTGCCATCTTGTCTGCGTTTCCGATCCGCTTTGTCACCAGCAGCCAGTCAAGGTTTGGCGTCTCGCGGATCAGCGTGAACAGCTCGGCACGCCACTCCGCCGGCACCTCGTTGTCGAATACGTCCGCGAGGCTGGCGCAGAAGACGCGGTAGCGGATGCGGAGCTTTGCGGCCCGACGATCCCACGTTCGCGGCTGGTTCCACGTGGAGGCGGCGGTGTGGCGGCGCGGTTGCCCAAGCCCCCAGCGCACGCCAAGCCGCGCCTCCGACAGATCCGCTGCGTAACAGTGGTCACAGCCAGGGCCGACCCTTGTGCAGCCGATCCATGGATTGAAGGTGTGATCAGTCCACTCGATGGCGCTGTTTTCAGCCATTGCTCGCCCCCACGATCGACCGCATCAGCGTGCGCACCATCGCCGGATCATGCCCGTCGCGGTGCAGCCCCGTGGCGATGCCCTGCGCGAAGGCGCGGACTGCATTTTTGACCGCGTCCGCGTCGGCCTCACCCAGCCGGCCGCGCGCGCTCAGCGCATCGATCTGCGTGCACGTCGCCCGCGCGAATGCCAGCACGCCCGCGCGCTCGGCCACGATCGTCTCGACGTCGCGCTCTCTCATGCTGCCCTCCGCTGCCGCAGGTGATGGGCGCGGCGATCCTCAGCTGCCGCGCGAGCGCACGCGATCGGGCACGGCCGCGCTGGCGCACCGCTGCGCGACCAGGCGGCCGCGACGGCTGCGGCGCCCCCTTCCGCCGGATCCAACTGGCGATCGGCCTTGATCAGCTGCGCGTGTCCGCCGCGATGAATTGACAGGAACGTGATGACCCGTTCGAAGGTCACATCGTTGATGCGCCGCCCCGTGCGCAGCTTGTCGATCACGCTCAGCGACACGCCCGCCGCAGCCGCGATCGACGCTAGTGTGACGCCATGGCGAAGACGATACGCCTCGACCCGCGAGAACAGCTCGCGCGCGCTCGCCCCGCTCACTTCGCGATCCCCGTCGTGGCGCCCGTCGCCACGATGTGGACGCGACGGTTCGTTGGTGGCGGGGCGGCATAGACGCGTATCGCGTTCGCCAGGCGAAGCACATCTAGCAGCTGCGGGATCTGCTCGCGCGGCAGGTCAGCGCGCGCGGCGAGGTCGCGATCGGTTGGGCATGGCCGGCCCGCGTTGGCGAAGCGCTCCAGCACCGGCAGCAACCGGTCGATCGCCTCGATCTCGCCATCGACGATCGCGTCGCGGATGGCCGACAGCACCGGGCGACCCTCCGGCTTGGCGCCGGGCAGCGCCGCGGTGCTGCGGACGGCGGTATAGTTGAACATTGTGGGTACATCCGCGCGGCGAGGCCGGGTCAGCAGCACGAGGCCGGCGTTCGCCAGCTCCAGCATGCGCCGACGCCCGCTGGACGCCAGTGGCAGCGTCGCGCGCATCGGCCCATAGACGAACCGGTCGCCCGCCTTCGCGACAGACAGCCAGGCTTCCACCTGCGCGGCTGTCGCGACGACGCCCTCGTCCACGGCATAGTCCTGTGCGGCATAGGCGGTCGCCATCACGCGGCCCACCAAGGCTGGAATGGCGAGACGGCGGGCGGGTAGGATCCCGCCGCCTCGCCTACGCGCGCGGGCAACAGGGGGGAAATCCCGCGCGCGATCTCATGAACTTGTGCCGCGAGGTGCGGCGTGATCTCGATGGCCCGCGCCCACGCGCCAGCGTCGCTGTCGTGATCGATGACCACGACAGCGCTCATCTCCGGCCCGGACGCGAAATCGAGGCCCGTCCAGACCGGCTCGATCATGCGGCCAGCTTCCCGATCGAGGGCGCCTCGAACCAGCCGCACAGCGGCCGACGCTGGAACGCCATGCGGTCGATGCCCGCGCGGTTCCACAGCTCGCGGCCCAGCTCGTCGCCGGGGATCAGGTCGCCCTCGATCAGCCGCTCTAGGATGACCACGTCCAGCCGCAGCGCGACCGCCGCGATGTTCACCGCGCCGTGCGCCTGCCGTGCGATCCAGCGCGCCAGCAGCCGGGCGCCTTCGTTCGGCGCACGCGCCGTCAGATGCATCTTGCGCATCACTGTTCCTCCCTCTCGATGAGTTCGAATTCGGCGATCATCGCCAGCACGACAGCGAGCAGCTGCTCGGCCTCGATTCTGCCTTGCCGCGCCTCCACGGCGTCGACTTGGCCGTTGGCCAGCGCCATGCAGAGGACCCCGGTCAGGTCTGCGGCTTCCTTCGACTGACGGCCGAGCAGCGACAGAATGTCCTCGCGCGTCGCGCGCACCGCGGGCACCGGCACCAGCCGCATGCCGATCAGCGCCAGCACGGCGTTGGCAAGGCGGCCGTCCCATTGCTTGCAGCCGCGCAGGAAGGACACGACGCCCATGTCGGCGCTGCCCTCCGCATAAGCCGCCGCGCGGTCGCTCTTGCCGAGGACCGCGTCCAGGTCCGCCCAGGTGGCGCCGTCCTCCCGCTTGATCGCGTCGAGGCTCTGCCCGAGCGTGGTGAGCAGCAACGACGCGGAAACCGTCCGGTGTGAGGTGTGGATTCGCGGCGCAGTCACGCGACATTCTCCGTCGGCTCGCCGCCCACGAATGCGTCGACATCAATGGGAGGCGTCAGCTGTTGCCCAACCAGACGAAGATGCGCGAAGCGGGATCGCGGGATGCCGTTCTTCCGCCAACTGTGAACAGTGGACGGCGGAGTCTCAGTCAGCCGCGAAACGGCGGACGTGCCGCCAAGTGCGTCGATGATGCGGGTCGCCTGCGTCTGCATGGCGGGCGATTTGCGCTAATCGCAGATCAGAAGCAAGCGACAATTTGCGATAATCGTCATTGCGACAATCGCATAGGCCGGCTTGATGCAGTCATGATCGCTATGACGCCGGACGAAATCAGGGCGGAGTTGAACCTCCGGAACATGAGCCAGCGTGACCTCGCGCAGGCGATCGCGATGGATGAGAACCATCTGTCGAAAGCGCTGGCAGGCAAACGTCAGTTCAAAGTTCCTGAGATGGATGCGATCAGACGCGAACTCGCCCCCGAGCCGGACAGGGACACACGACTTCCGGTGCGCTCCATCCCTCTCCTCGGTGACGTGCCGGCCGGCAGCTTCCAGCCACAAGAGCAGCGCGGCGGACGCCGGCTCCACCTCGTTGAGGCGGACCTGCCGCCTCGCGCTTACGGCTTGACGGTCAAAGGGGACTCAATGGACTTGATCGTCAGCGATGGCGCCACGGTGATTATCGATCCGGACGACAAGAAGCTGTGGCCCGGATTTCGCTATGTCGTGAGGACAGCTGACGGCGAGACCACCTTCAAGGAATACCAGGAAGGTCCTGCCCGCCTGGTCCCCTGCTCCAGCAATCCCGCACATCGCGAGATACCCCTTGGTGATGAACCCATCACGATAGAAGGACGGGTGTGGTCCTACTCAATGCGTGATGCGCCTAGGCGCTCAACCTGATCTCCGGCTCACGCGCCCACTCGATGGCAGCGCAGCCGTCAAGGTACAGCTGCCCCCACTCGTCGACCTCAGCCAGTCCGGCGCTTACCGCGTCCCGTTCGGCCTCCCTCTGCTTCGTCCGCCAAGGACCCCGAGGTCTACCGAACGCGACGACACGGTATTGCAACGCCACTTCCATCTCCAACGCGACTCGAAAATGAGAACAGAATTAGAACATGGCTAGCGTGCGTCGGTCAATATTCGATAGTCGCAAACTTCGCGCTTGACCATAAGTTTGCGACTATCGCATATGCGGCATTCGAAAGGAGCCGCACTATGTCGCAGCCGATCACCACCGAAACCAGCGGAGCAGCCTGGAAGCGCCCGCCCGACCTGACCACCGGCACCATCCGCCAGCTCGCCGCGATCGACCGCGATCAGCGCCGCCCGCTGCCTCCCCGCCGCCACGAGCCAATCTGCTTCACGCCGATGGTGGAGGAAGATGCGGAGCCGTTCCATCTGCTCGACATCGTCGTCGCCATTCTCGCCGCATGGATCGTCGTCGCGGTGGTCGTGGCGCTTTGGGCGAGGCACGGCTGATGGGGGAGCTGATCGAAGGCGTCACCAACGCCAACCGCCTCATCCTCGCCGCCGCCTCATCCGCGGCCGCCACCATCGTCGACATGGTCGAAATCGCGCGCGAGGGCAGCGACATTGCCGCCGGCCTTCGTCATCGCGAAGCGGCGGAGAACGCAGCCGACGCGCTGCAGTCGATCCTGTCGATCGAGCTGACGGACGAGAAACTCCATTCCGATCGGCGCGAAGCGGTCGGCCAGCTGCTCGCGGCCACGTCCCGCTTCCTGGAGGGCTGGGCATGACGATTCACAACTGGTCGGCGCGACGCTCCGGCGGACGCATCACCATCCACGGCGAGCACCGCGAGCCATTCGCGGACGGCAGCATTCGGCGCTCGCAGGTCAAGGTCACCCGGATCGACGCGATCATGGTCGAGGGTCAACGCCTCGTCGCCGTTGATGCCGACGAGGTGGAGTATGACCTCGCGACGGGCTGGAGCGAGTGATGCGCCTGGTGCCGCAAGCGTGGATCGACCGCGCGATGCGGATCGAAGCGGCAGCCGACGTACTGTATTCGCACGCTCGCTCTGCCATCGACCGCGCTGACGAGGGAACCGGCCGCCTTTATGCGGCGAATAGGACGCAGGTCGAGAGCGCCATGGAGGAAGTGGCTCGGGCGATAAACACGCCGGAACCGACCATTCCGCTCGCCGCCTCTCCCAAGCCTACTACCGTAGAAGCATCGGGGATGGTGGAGCGGGAATGTGCTGCGCTGCTTGCCGCCTATATCCGCAAGGAAATCGGCATCCTGATGCACCAAGCGGAGCATTGGGCGGCGAACGGCAAGCCACTCGCCGTTCATCATCGGCTGATGAAGGCCGACAGCTACTTTCAGATCCTCGTCCTGATGGAGCGCGGCCCCGGCAAGGGCTGGAAGCTGCCATTCGACGAGATCCGTGCCAGCCTTGCGCGACCCGAGATCAACCCGCCGGGCGCGTATCCGCCCAGCAAGGATCTGTACCGGTTCCGCGACCCCGCTTTTGTGGTCGCATCCCTCTCCGCATCTTCTCCTTCATCTGAACAGGTAGAGCGGCCGTGACGCCGGAACCGCGCTTCTCCCTGCCCTGCTGCGCCTGGGCAGCACTCCGGCTGCTGCAGGAGCGCAAGCACTCCTACCCCGCGCGGGTGGAGGCTGGTCAGCTCAACGCGGCCGAGGCCGAGGACAAGATCGCCACGTCGCGCGCGATCGTCATGCAGTGGCGCTGGGCGCTCGATCCAGCGCTGCCGCCCTTTCCTACCAGCGAGCGCGACGAGGCGCCCTTCGGCGCGCCGCAGGTGTCCATGATGCGCCAGCTGCGGGAGACCGCCGCGTGGGAGCGGCAACGCGCGAGTGCCGCGCCGATCAACGAGGTGCTGCAGGAGCGGGCGGAGCTGGCCGCCGCGCTGGTTTACTACCAGGACGCACCAGCCGGCGCGCACCCGATGATCGTCCGCCTCGGCCTCGCGATGCGCCGGTCACCGTGCCAGCGGTACGTGCCCGAGGCCGACGTTGACGGCTGGATCTATCAGGCGCTCGGCCTGCCGCTGGCAGCGGAGCGGCGGGCGGCATAATGGCCGTGTTACAAGCCCCCTTTCACGGCGACGTTCCGCCTCGCGAGGGGCAGCGGACCTGTCCGGAGTGCCTGAAGCACTTCACGCCCGCGCAGGAGTCGCAGCTGTTCTGCTCGCCCGCGCACCGCACGGCCTGGAACAACCGCATGACCGTGCGCGGTCGGGTGGCGACCCCGCTCCTCATGGCGGCGCGCCACACGCGTAACGGCACGCGCGGCGAGTCGACGTTCGGCCATCGCGCCAGCATCGACCTCGATCGGCTGCTCGCCCGCTGGCGCCGCGAGGACAAGCGTGAGGGGCGCATGTCGGCCGTCGAGTATAACGACCGCCGCTACCGCCTGGGCTTCGATCCGCTGTGAAGCACGAGCGCATCTCGATCCCGACCGACAAGGCGGCCGCCATTGCGTTCGCCGAGGCGCTTGCGCGTGCGCATGCCGCGAGGGATGATGCCGCCGCCCGCCGGGCGCTCCCTCAGAAGGAACACGATCGTGCGGACGATCATCTACGCCCGCTTCAGTAGCCAGCTCCAGAACGCCCGGTCGATCGAGGACCAGGTCGCGATGTGCCGCGACCGCGCCGATCGCGAAGGCTGGACGGTGGTCGACGTCTTCGCCGACTATGCGACCAGCGGCGCAGCGGGCATCGGTGATGGACAGCGGCCGGGCTTGAACGCGCTGCTCGCCGCGGTCGCGGCCGGTGGTGTCGACCAGGTACTCGCCGAATCGACGGACCGCTTGGCCCGCCACCAGGGCGACAGCTTCACCATCCGCGAACAGCTGCAATTCCACGGCGCCCGCCTCTACACGCTGATGGACGGCGAGGTCGACGACATCACCGGCACCATCAAGGGACTGATGGACGCTCGCTTCCGCAAGGACCTGGGCGCCCGGATCCGCCGCGGTCAGAGGGGCATGGTGGAGCAGGGTCGCGCGCCGGCCGGCATCGCCTACGGCTATCGGCGGGTCAGCCGCTTCGACGACGCCGGCAACGCCATCCGTGGCCTGCGCGAGATCGATCCCGACCAGGCCGAGATCGTGCGTCGCATCTTCCGCGAAGCCGCCGAGGGGAGCAGCGCCCAGCGCACGGCGGAGCGGCTCAACGCAGAGGGCGTGCCGCCGCCCCGCGGCAAGCACTGGCGCGAGACGACGATTCGCGGCGACTGGAAGCGCCAGAACGGCATCCTCGCGAACCGCCTCTATGCCGGCGAACTGATCGTCAACCGCACGAGCAAGGTGACGAACCCCGCGACCCGCCGGACCACCATCCGGCCGAACCCGGAGAGCGAATGGATCGTCAGGGCGGTGCCTGAGATGCGCATCGTCGACGAGGACACATGGGCGCGCGCCCAGGCTTACCGCCACGAGCATAGGGGCACGCCACGGGAGCAGCGGCGACGCGGCAAGTTCCTCCTGTCCGGCCTTGGACGCTGCGGCGTATGCGGCGGCAGCTGGATCCGCACCGATCGCACCTATTGGGGATGCGCGTCCCGGAAGGACGGGCGTGGCTGCTCGAACAGCCGGACGATCGGCCACGAGAATTACGAACGCCGGGTGATGGCGCACTTGCAAGAGCAGCTGCTCGATCCCGACGTCGTCTCCGCTTACGTGCGGGCCTACCATAGCGAACGCGAGCGCCTCGCCGCCGACACGCGCCGGAAACGAGGATCGCTGGAGCGCAAGCTTACCGATGCGGTCGCCAGGATCGAGCGCCTGGTCCGCGCCGTCAGCGATGGCATGGGCGAGTTCGCGGAGATCCGGACCGCTCTCGGAGAGGCGCGCGCGAGCCGCGACAGCATCACCGCCCAGCTCGCCGCGTCCGAGGCGATGCCTGTCGTCGCTCTGCATCCGGGCATCGCCGAGCAGTACCGGAAGGCTGTAGCGGACTTGGGCGAAGCGCTGCGCCATAGCGGGCCAGCTGGCGAGGAGGCGATGCCCCGCCTCCGTGCGCTGATCGATCACGTCGTCGTCACCCCCACGTCGCGGCTGCGCGGCGTGGAGATCGAGGTGGTAAAGCGCATCGACGAAGCGCTCCGCCTCGCCGGTGTAGATCAGCTACGGATGACGGTGGGGTGATCGATCACCCCACCCCGCGCTTCTGCGCCTCTAGGCTGCGACCTTCCGGCGAGCCGCAAACTTGCGCTTATCGCTGAAGGCCGCATCGATCTTGGCTTGTGTGTCCTTGATCACCTTGGCGAAGCGATCGTCCGACTCCAGGCTCACATATGCCGGAAGCTCGCGATGGACGAGGACGTCGAGACTGATGCTCATATCCATGTCATTGCCCTCCTGACGGCTGTGGTTGGTCGCGCATACGGTCGAAGAACCGATTGTTCAACTCCGGCGGGAAGTAGTGTTTCCGCTTTACCCACACAAACCCGTCGGACCGAGATATAACCGCGACGTCGATGGGACCGCCGACCGTCTCCATACCGCGCGATACCCGTCGCTTGATGGAGGTGAGGTTAACGAGCGCCTCAGCCATCCGACCCATTTCGACCTTGGGCATGAACTCGACCATCTCCTCGATTTCGAGCTGGGATTGGTCGCGCAAGGTTTGAAACGCCTCGTCGTGTAGATCCTTGAAGAAGGCCTCTTCGGACGCGATGATCTCCGCCTCGAAAGCCGCTCGATCGCCCTCATCCATAACCAGGCCCTCGCTGATTCGCTCTCGAATGCGCGGAACAGCCCCCTTGCAAAAAGCAGTGATCCGCCGCTGGATACCGTCATCCAGTCCGTACAAGAACCGCTCGACCATCTCCTTCTGGGCAAACGGGATGACCTTCGCGCGCGTTCCACCGCGATCGACGTCCTCGTGATTGGTCTGGAAAACCCGGAGCTGCCCTCCAACCATCCCGAAAATCTCATATGAGATGAGCGTCGGGAACAGATCGTTTCGCCCGAAGCCGGCGAAAACGACGCCGGTGTGAGGCGCCATTAGAAGGCGTCGTGTAAGTGAAAGACGCACTAAGTCGGCAATTTCATCCTGAAGACTATCTGGCAAGGTCGGACGGACATTCGCCATCTCCTCCGTGATGATGGATTGCAGATCCGCAGGTTCATCAGAGGGTGGCGGACCTATCAGCGTCGTCTCCGGCACCTCCTCTACAAAGCGGCGCACAACCTCGACCTGCTCGCGGTACACAACCTCCCGGAATTCATCATATCCGCCAGCTTGTGTAAGAACTTGTGGGTCTGCATCGGGACCGAATAATCTATCTACAAGCTTCTTCTCCGCCCGCTCACCAAGAAATTTGAGCAGGGGCACCACGGCACCACGAACATTTCGGTCTACGACGACAGCAGGAGAATCGGCGCCAAATTGCATCAAATGGGTGAGGAATGCCTGGGCGGCCTCTTCTACCCGGTCAAAGCGCGGGCACGCTCCCCTGTAACGCTTGATAAGGACGGGAAGGGGAGCTTCCATGAACTGCATATTATTGTTGATCATGACCCCTATCGGGTCGCGACGCGACAGTTCGAACAGCTTGTCCTCGGAGTCGAACACCTTACGCTGGTCGCTACCGACCGACAGGGTCACGGCACTATCCGCCGCAAGCGCAACCGCCGTCTTGTTCATGATCGCAACTTCTGCGGTCAT